CTCGTCCTCTATTATAATTTTTCCCGACGGTGGAAAAACACTTGCATTAGTTAAGGTGATGGTGGTATCAGTCGCCGACATAGTGCCGCCCTCATTCAAAGTAGTTCTCTCTCTAACTTCAAAGTAACCTATATGTCCTCTAAATTGTGCATAGGCATCAGCTATTATATTTCCATTTCCTGTTGCAAATTCATTCCTAATAGATCCACTATCATCTTCTAAAGTTACAAAACCAGGCATCCCTCTACGAATTAAATCTTTATATTTAGGAAGATTTTCCATCATTACTCCATGGCCTGCATAATGATCTAAGAACGCTTTTCTTGTTTCTTTAAATCTACTAAAGAGCATCTGAAAAAGAACATCTCTAACTCCATTAGGTGTTACATGACCTCCTGTTACTACCATAGGTGTTGCATTGACTGGGGACTGATCTGATGTTCCCAACCTACGAGCTATTCTCTTTTTAATAGTAATAACTCTGTATGGATGAATAACAATCTTTCCAAGAACATGAGGTACTAAGATAAATTCGTATTCTGGTGTAGCAACAGACACAATAGCTGGCGATGAAGTTGCTAGAGCATAACCGGTTGATAAATCTATCTCATATAATGAATGTATAGGTCGAGTATACTCAATTTTCAACTCACCTAAAAATAATGTTATATGCTTATGTACAGTAACCGGAACAGCCTTTAACAATCGTAATACAAGCTTATACCAAGATGTAATTCCAGATACTTCAATAGCCCCTGTATATGTGGGTAATACTAATTCTATATGCCCGGGGCCTAAATGCATCGTTACATCTCTATCACCACTAAAAGATTCATCTCCAAATATAACTAAATTTGGATTACTATTAAGAACTCCTTGTGTTGAGGTTCCAAGCCGTCTACCAATCTTATAGGTAAACACAATCTCAAATACAGAGAGTAGATCAGGTGTAAACGTATCCCGTAAAGGTATAACACTCGGATGTGTACTAACTGTTCTAATTCTAGCATCTAAAAGAGTAGACCTTGAAATCTGTCCAAATACAGCAAAACCTGCAGGATGGACTGCATTTAAAACATCTTCTCTCCATGTCACAATAGATGATGATGTTTCTACCACATAAGAATAATCCTGATAATAAAAACTGTCTTGAACTTTCATAGATGCATCTGAAATAAATCCATCTTGATTTACATACTTACCAAAAGTTGTTAGTGCTGAACCTAATCCTAATCGTTCTCCTTCACTACTAGCTGCTGCTCCAGTAGATCCTGTAATCACTGTTAAATCATAAGAATGTATAACAGACGTTGCTCCTGATGTAGACCCTGTAATTGTTTCTCCTATAACAAATGTTCCTGTAATATTCTTTAATTTTAATATATTAATATCTACGTTAGTTCCAACTTGAATACCAAATGCTCCACTTACCGATCCAGTCATAACTTCATCTAAAACATAAGTTCCAACTAAAGTTGAAACCAAAAAGTTTGTTATTGGTAAAAATGTAGCATCAACTTTTCCTGTCAAAGGATCTGTATGATAATGTACTCCACTATTCAATAATTCTAATTGGCTTATCTTACCAATATTTTCCCCTACAGCTAATAATCTAGCACCACTTCCTAAAGATGAATATAAAGAAACTTCTGTATTACTTTCATGAGTAACAGCATTAGTAGCTTCAAATCCTCTAACACAACCAGTTAAAGTAGTTACACTTATACCTGCATAATAAATTATCTCATCTTCTATTTTAATTTTTCCTGTTGCCTTTCTATTTGGATGAAAGTTATCAATTGTAGATATTGGAATTGTCGTTTGTATAGCATCTATAGTTGATGGTAAGGTAGCTATTAGAGTAGGATTAAAAGATAATCCTGGAAGTTTTTGATAACCTAATCCAGAATTTACAATCTGGACATCTGTAATATCTCCATCATTTGCTACAGCACTTCCAGAAACCCATTTATAATCTTCTTGTATAATTTTATTTCCAGCATAAGTATCTGCATAAACAGTCCAATCTTCATAAACTATATGGTCATCAACAAGACATTCATAATCTTCTTCATTTTGGATTGCAACAGCTGCATCATCTTCCATCAAGATTATTCCAGAATCATCCTCTTGAAGTAAATGCCAACCTGACAAAGATCCAACTTCAACTTGGATTCCCCCATTTACCACAGATACTCTAGAAGATAATCCAACTCCATTAGTATTTGCATTATCTATAATAACTATATCACCAATCTTAAATCCTGTGCCTCCAGAATCTACCTCAATCTCCTTAACTGTTCCTGAAGTTAAAGATTCAATTTTAATAGCTGCATCTGTACCATTAGCAGAAGAAATTAAGATAGGATCTCTTACATCATTATATTGTCCTGAAGATACGATATCTGTTCCTGTTAAAACTGAAACTATTTTAAAATATAGGACATTATCTGGATTAGAATTATCTACCGCTGTAATTTCTTGGCCTTGTACAAATTGTCCAACTAAAGATTCTTTATTTAAAACTAATTCAGTAATAGTTTCAGATCCAATAGTAAACTTCGTTACTGTTTCAACAACAGCAGATGCTGCAGCAATAGTTAAATATCCCTGGCTATAATATGAACCACCCTCTAAAATAGAAGTATCATAAATTGCATTTTGAGTTATTGTCTGTCCAGTTAAATTGGATGAATTATGGACTCCGGGAATTGAATCTTCCAATAATACTTCAGAACCATCTTCAAGTAGCATAAACATAGCTGCATCTGAAAAAGATTCCAATATTAAAGTATCATTTCCTTGCGATACTCTTAAAATGGTATCAAATGTCCATTTACCATCTGATGTCTTTATAATATTTTCTGTTGGATAAAATAAACTTACATCTTCATTTAAAAGCATCTTAAAAAATAATTCATGACCTTTTCGTGTACCTTTAGCTCTATAAAGATCAGTAATATTCTTTAACAAATTCTTTTTATTAATTCCTGAAGTCAATAATTTTGGAATAGTTCTCATAAATGCTGATTTAAATTGATCAAAAAATCCATCAATTGACTCATCTATATCTGCATAATCCATCAACTGCTGAATATTTTGGACTGGGTTTGCTATATAAGATTTTATATTTCCTGTAGCTCCGGATGTTTGTCCTGTTACTCTTTCCCCCAAAATAAATTTATTTTGAGTAGATATGTAGATGCAAGCATGCCTTGCCGTTCTTTCCATATACTCCGGAGCATCTATAAAGTGTCCAGAGTTAATATCTTCTGCTCGAATTACTGCTGCTGCTTTAGAAACAGTACCTATAATTGTTTCTCCTGTCCGAAATCCTGACTGACTTGATTCTTCATTTAAAATATAAGATTCTTGACGAGCATCTTCTGTTCTAACTTCTTCATTTTGCATTAATATATAATTATCAACACCTTCTTCTAGAAGGACTTTTTCCACTCCACCAAAATTAGATAAAATTAATTCAGCACTCTCACAAAATTCATAATAATGGCGCATGAAATCAATAACACCAGCATTATCTGCCTGAACAAAATCAGGAAATAATTCTGCTATTTTTAAAGAAATTTTATCGTCTAAGGTTGACATAATTATCCACTATAAGATGAAGTAGTAGTAAATGCAGTTCCTGCGTTTGAACTTCCAGGAAATAAAACAATTTATCATATCAAACTCTAAAATTTGATTTCTAACTGGAACTATATCATTTGAATCTGGTAGAATTGTAAATGTTATAGTATCATCACTATTAACAGTAGAATAAATAAGCATAGCATCTACTACAATTTCCCCAGTAGTATAATCAACCGTACCAGCTGTTTCATCTAAATATGTTTGAACAGTTCCAACTAAATAATATGTTCTTAAAATTCCATTACCATCATCATCAAAATATAAAGTATTTGTATTTCCGACTACTGTAAATCCAGTAGATGAAATTGATGAAACCTTATGACCATCATGTGGATGGTATAATGCATTTTCAAATTTTACTGTATACTTTGTTGAAATTTCTAGATTTGGAGTTATATACTTACTAATCTTAATTGTAGTTATATTAGATTGTATTGAATTATCGGCAGCATCAATTTTAGTTATGAATTGTGAATACCTAAAAATTCCTGCAAACTGTTCTAACTCCTCAGTTGCAAATAAAGTAACAGCTGCTCTAACAAGTGTTTCTAAAGCTGTAGATGTTTGTGTTGTAACTAAAGTATTATATTTAAAATATATTGAAGGTATTATTTTTATAATTGTTGGATTAATAATTTCAGGTGTAACACTAGCTACAGTATAATCTTTTAATTTCTTTTTTATATCAGCCTTTGTAGTTTCTGTTAATGTTCTTCCACCCGATGGTTTAATACTAATATATACCTTACCATATACAGGGGGATCATTATACTCTCCTCCCCATACTGCAATACTTGCTATATTAGGATATATCTGTGGAATTAACACTTTATAATCATTAGCTGTTACTGCCCTGTTTTGAGCTGCATAATTAAATGGAGCTTTAAATTTTATTGACTTATCATTTTCTGGTTCAGCTCCACCAGATGCAGCAAATACTATCGCAATTTGTATATCTGAAAATCCACCTATAGATGCGCCTGATGTGAAAAAAGATGCTCCATTAGCTTCTGTTTTATTTGTTATTAGATAATTTAATGTAATAATATTTAAATTTTTCAATCCTACCCCAACAACTCCATCTCCAAAATATACTTCCCACTTTTGATCAATTGTTTCTTGAACAAAGAAAGCATTTGTTTCACTTGTAACTTCAACTAAATTATTAGCCTTACTGAAAGTCGTAGTAGTAGCATCTGAAGAACTATTCGTTACCTTAACTGCTAATGTAGAAATATCTATATTTTTATTATCTAAAATAAATTTTTGATCAGGATCTGAAAGATTTACAGTATATTTAGTTTCCATCCATGTACCTTCATATAAAGGCAATTCTTTAAATATATAAACTCCATTTTCTGGTATCACAGTCTTAGTTGATATATTAACAAACTGATATGCGACACTAGATACTGAGGCATTAAAAACATGGCCTGCATTCAACGTAATCGACGAGCCCGATGCATCTGCAACTATAACATTTACATAAGCAACAGGAGCCGTAGCAGAAGCTGGAGTATAACCTAAAGCCTTTGCATGAGATACTATAGAATCTCTTTTTACCGCAGTTTCTAAGAACATTTCATTGGCTAACATATTTGCCATAAATGCACTATAATGTGTATTGTATGCCAAGACATCTAACAAAATAGCAAGACCTGCTCCATCAAAATCATAATCAGTAAATTCATTCTGACCTTTTAAATAAGTTTTTAATAACCCTCTAATCTTATCAAAATCTAAATGCGTTATTTCTAATGCGCCCCTAGTATTAAGTGGCGGTGCAGCTGGTGTAAGGTGACCCATTTATCGTACCCTTTCTAATAATACATCAACCTGATGTATCTCATTTGGTGTGTTAAGTAAATAAAAATATATACTAACATTTAATCTATTTGCATCCATATTATATGTCTTTGCTCCACCATGCCCGGCCGTATCTTCATCTATTACAATATCCGATACAACAGCTCTAGGTTCATATAACGAAATAACATCTGCTATAGAATTTTCTAATTCAACTTTGACAATTGGAGTAAATATTTCAAACAAAGCAGCATGAACATTACCACCTATCTCTGGATGAAATAATCTTTCTCCTTGTTTGGTTAAAACTAAATTACGAACACTTCTTTTTATTGCTTGAATATCCGTAACTTTACTAACATCACTTGATATAGGATGCTTTGTAAAGAATAAATTTAAGTCCTTATATATGTAAGTACTTCTAGGACTTTCGTTAATTATTTGAGCGTCTTGATAACCCTTATTTACTGTGATTGCCATTTCTTATATTTATATCATCCGCCTGCAAATACGTCCGGAGATCCTTGTGCTACAGATGTACACCCACTAATTCCATCTCCTATTCTACCACATCCTTTATAATTTACAATCACCGTCGAGCTACCACTAGCAATAGGAGCTGCATGACTTCCACACGGAGGAATATCAGGAGGCAATAAATGACCTGTATTATTATCTCCTTGTCGTGATACTCCTTTATAATTTGCAATCACATCAGAACTCTTACCTAATCTTGTCATACCTGAGCAATGTGTTACATCTGCATCTCCAAATCTAGTTACTGCTGGCATTTTCTATCTCCATTAATTGTTGTAATTTAATATTGAATGTTTCCATATAATCATGATCTTCTTGGGTATGTGGTGGCTCAGGCCAAACCGGAGCATACTTAATTATATGATCAAACGTATCAGGAATATCATCGTAATTAGTATATGTTACTAATTCTCCATTTATCATAATTTAGGAATTTTCAAAGCAATTACAGTTGGACCCATACGGAGATCGCCTGGATGTGAAACCGACATATCTTTTACTATATCACTTAAAGCTGTTACAGTTGTTGCTGACCCTCCACTGTTCAAATTGATAGGTATACCTACAACATCTACCCCTGCGCCACCTACGATAGAAATTTTATCACCAGCCTTTTCACTAATAGCTAAAGATGCATCTAAATTAATATTAGCACTTTTACTATTTAAAAGTAAATCTCCATCATTAGTTTGTAGTTGTAGTGTTTCCCCAGCTAAAATTCTTAGTACACCTGTCCCAGCAGAATCTTTAACCACTTCAATATCCATTGTACCATCTCTAACTTTATGAGAAGATAATTTAAAAGCCTCTTGATGAATATGGCCTCCTGTTGCACCTTTCGGATCTGGTGTAAGTAGGGTTATAGCTCCAGCGGTAATATTGATTTGTGAAACTGTATTCTTTTTTCTATTACCTGCCTGATAAGGATATGCTTTATGTTCAGCATCTGCAACATCTCCTTGCATATTAACATGACCTCCAGCTTGTAAATTAATATCTCCGTCAGCTTTAAAATTTAAATTTCTTTTAGAATATAGTTCAATATCTCCTCCAGAATGAATACTCATTCTCCACTTGGAAGATAAACTCATGGTATCATTAGCTCGGATCAATACTTCATTATCACCAGTGTATATTATATTTCCTTTAACATATAGGTAATCATCATGCACCCTAATATTGTAATTATCTCCCTTTACATAATCAACTTTCATTCCTTGATGATCTATCTCATAAAATGTTCCCGACCTGTGATACTCATGGATTCGTTCTGCTCCTGGAGTATCATCAAACTCTTTTATATGTCCTGATTCTGATTCATAAACATGGTTATAAGGATACCTTGCTGCATATCTACTAGTAGGTTGATTCCAATATGCATGAAATGTTCCTGCCTTATCTGGAATATTTCCTTTATCATCGGGATACTCTAAATCTGGACCACCAGCATTAATATTCATTTCTCTAGTTTTAGCTTTACTCGACAATACTGAATGTGTATATGGTAACACAACTCCACCTAAAACATAAGTTCCTTTTTCATTTGATGGAATAGGTATAGTAACTGATCCAGAAGTTGCCCCTAAAGAAGCTCCACTCAAAGCATAAGTATGTCCATTTAGATTTTCCATACCAACTACACCTGATATCTGTACTTTATCTTTAACTGTAAGATTAGGTTTAACTTTATATGTCGCTAAAGTTATAACTCCAGATTTACTAATACCTGTAATTGCATACCCACCTTGTGCTAAACTATTTGTATCAGCTTTAGGTAAAATTACATAGTCAGAACCTTTTACCTTATCCCACTCTTTATCTCCATAAACTCCTTCATCAAATAATTGTTTAATTACTTTTACTTGTGAATCTGTTAAATCTTTTTTCTGAACTTTATCTAATCTAGGATAAGGTACTCTACTTTCTTTTTCTTGAATCCTGGGCCACCAGGGACCCTTCTTTCCTTGAGTATCTCCCGTCATTAAATATCCAGTACTCGCAACTACAGCTTTAGCATCTAATGTAGGATCTCCAGCCATCTCCGTTGCAGAATGATGTTCTTCAAGCTCTCCATAATTTGTACCAGAATCGTATAAACTATCTACTGTTAATCGCCTAGTACTTCCAAAATTATCTACAAGTCCCTGTGAATGGGACCCTACTGTTGCTGACTTAGTTTTTAATCGAGTTAAGGACGTTGCTTCAGCTACTTCTTTATAAGACGGAACTTTAACATCCTTATCTTCAGAAATATCTGTAATAGTTCCTGACGAACTAGTATCTCCTGGAGAATATGTTTCTGGATCTGGATCATAAGGTATTGAAGTTAAATCTTCTGTTGGATCATAAAATCCAAATTCATAATCATCCTCTGCCTTTTGACCTCTTTGTTTACCTATAGATTTTAATGCTTCTGCTGGTTTAGTATTTCTTCCGGGTAAAGTTCCCATGATAATGGGCTCTTGTAAAGCTATTGGGTCTCTAAAAAATCCTACAACCCAAGTCCCTTCAATAATACCTATAGGTGAATCTCCAATTCCTGCCATAGCATTATCCCCCGTGGGCTGCATTACTTCTGCCCAGGGGAGGTCTGCTGTTTTTATTTTTTGCTTATCAGAGGTATGGTATCCTAAAGCTCTAACCTTTACTCTACCTAGTTTTTCTGGATCATGTCGATCTTCAATAACTCCAACAAACCAAATGAAACCATCTCGTCCTAAAAATCCTGTATTCATACCTATATTTATATGGTAAATATAAATAATGGCTCCGGGGGGTGGGATCGAACCACCACGTTCCTTGTAGAACCCCTAGTAAACAGCTAGGTGCGTATACCTGTTCCGCCACCCCGGATCTTTTTACATATTAGCTACTATTCGTCTAACATCATAATCATTTTGAGCTCGTATCAATCTAGTCAATCCGATACCCCCACCTACTCTAGGTATCATGTCAAGACTCAAGAAATCATCTAACTCTTTTTCAACTCTATCCTTACCAAATCGACCGAACAACAAGTCTGCATACATCCCTTCGCTAATCGTGTTAAACATCTCCCGCATTTCTTCTGGGTCTGAAGATCGCTCAGCTGACCCTATCGTTTCCTGTCCTGATATAATAACGTCGATCTTTGCAGCAGTGCC